GAACAAATAAAAAGATGGAACAAAGCTGGTGGTGTTATCTTAGGCGGGTTAGTTAAACGCAGAGACGCAGAGGCTAATTTGTTTGAAGGGAAAGAGTGGGATAAACTGAGCTAATCATGGATGGAATGTTGTTTTGGAACATAATAATTAGTTTGGTATTTGCACCAATCTTTTATACATTAAAGACTCACGCTTCAGAACTACAAAGACAGAACATCTTAATTAACAGAACACGAGAAGAAGTAGCTAGAGAATATCTAACCAGAAGTGAGCATACCGTTGAGTTTCAACGATTAATAGATAAAATAGATAAACTTGATGCTAAAATAGATAAATTAATAACAGATTAACATGGCTACAGGTACAGAAGATTACGGCATAAACCCAAAAACAGGAAATCCTTATACTTTAGAAGATATAGAAGGACTGCTTGGTAATACTTTTCCTGATTTCGCTTCAGTTTTTTCTTTTTTAGAAGGTATAAGTAAGTCAGGAGTAGACTATGGATCGGGTGGTGTTTTTGATCCAGAAACTTATGTCACAGGTGAGAATATATGGGGATCAGTTTTACCAGATGATCCTTTAAATTTAACAATTCCTCAAGATTTATTAACAGCATATCTACAATCTTTACAAGAACAAAACAAAACTCCAGCTCCAACAGAATATACACCAGGAATATCAATAGGTGGCATAGGATCTGGTTATTCTGCTGCTCAAGCATTAGCTGGAGGTTTGCCTTTTGAGGATGTGGTTGCTCCAGGATTAAGTTTTGGACCAGAGGCTCCAATGGGAACTACTGAATATCTTGGTCAAATAATAGATCCAATAGATCCAATACAACTACCACCAGAACCAACACCACCAACAGAACCTCCGCCTCCACCGCCTCCAGATCCACCAGTTAAGCCTCCAAAACCACCTCAGCCTGGACCACCGACAGAGCCTACGC